TTACAGCTTTACACTTATGCTGCTGAAGGTAAGGCTTTCTGGAAGGGAGATAGAAGTGGAAAAGTTACATTAGAGTATCGTCCTTGGGGTTATTATTCCCATGACTATTCGCTTTCTGGACCTCTTCCTACGGGCCATTGGGAACAATGGGTAGACCATATTCATGGTTACATTCGTAGCATCAGGTCAATTGTTTATCAAGTTGACACTAATGATGATGGAATTGCAGACTACGAACAGGAGTGGTTGTTGTAGATTTTATAGAACTATACTAGTGATCGAGGAAGATTTTTATAAGTTTTCCTCGATCTCTTCTTGCAATAGCCCCAGAATAGCGTATAATAATCAGGGGTACTATGGGTCTAGTTGGGTAGTCAAAGCCTCTTAGACGGCTTCCTGTGGACCCGTTCGGACAATACTTATAGCAAAACATCTAAATCATGGCAAATCAAGAGAATTTGGATAAAACTTACATGAGAATGGCTGAACAGCTTTCTCAACTATCCCATGCAGAAAGAAAGAAAGTAGGAGCATTAATTGTTAAAGGAACGCAGATTATTTCCGAGGGATACAATGGAACCCCTAAAGGCTTTTCTAATGTCTGTGAACATTATAACTATAAAAGTAACCTCTTTGTTAAAGAACTAGTAACTCGCCCAGAGGTACTTCATGCTGAAAGTAATGCGATCACTAAGCTTGCAAGGTCTACAAACTCTTCTGATAAGAGTACTCTATATGTTACCTTGGCTCCCTGTTTTGATTGTAGTAAATTGATTATTCAGGCAGGAATCACAAGAGTAATGTACAAAGATCACTATCATAACAACGGTCTAGCCTTTCTTACTAAAGCGGGGGTAGAAGTTATTAACATTTACGATTATGAAGATAAATATGAAGCAAGCATATAGTTTCGATGATGTACTAATCGTTCCTCAGTACAGCGATATAGAGTCTCGATCCTTTTGCGATACAAGAGTGCAACTTCCTAAGATGCACACTATGAAGATTCCTGTGTTCGCTGCTAACATGGATACAATTTGTGGAGTAGACATGGCTGTGCAGATGTGTAAATTAGGTGGGGTAGGAATCATACACAGGTATATGAAAGCGAGTGAGACTCACAACCTGATTCACTCTTGGTTTCAGGAAACTCCTTGGGATGGTTGGGAGTGGGGAGAGAAGGATGAAAGAGTGCAGGAAGCCCTGACAGTTGCTGTTGGTAGTATTAATAAGGATAAGCAACGAATTGATACTGTACTGAAGCAAATTCGTAAAGGACTACCTATTAATATTTGTATTGATATTGCTCATGGTGACAGTAGGCATATGATGGATACTTTAACATACATCCATAAGAATACCCCCCAGAATAAGGGATCAATCATCGCAGGAAATGTATGCACTTTTGAGGGAGCTTCTCGTCTGTTTAGTTATGGTGCTGATATAGTTAAGGTTGGGGTGGGAGGAGGTTCCGCTTGTACTACACGCATTAAGACTGGGTGTGGTTATCCCCAGCTTGCAGCTATAGCTGAGTGTTCCGAGGCTGGACCTATCATCGCTGATGGGGGTATCCGTTATTATGGGGACGCAGCCAAGGCTCTTGCCGCAGGAGCAGATGCAGTTATGATCGGAGGGATGTTGGCAGGAACAGATTGTACTCCTAAGTGGGAAGAAGCCAGAGTTGGGAAAGATATGGAGTTTCGGGGCATGGCTTCTAAACGGGCTAGGGGGGCTTGTGATGGACTCACCGCTAACGCCGAGGGAATCTCCACCCAAGTTGTTACGAAGGCTAAGGGAAGCACAGAGAGGGTTGTAGGCAACCTTGTGGAAGGTCTCCAGTCTGCCATGTCATATTCAGGCTGTAAGACTCTTAAGGAGTTTAAATTGAAGGCTAAATTGGTACATGTTACAAATTCTGTGGTTGGGGAGAACAAACCCCATATTGAGGATTAGAAATGGATTTCGCAAAGATTGGACAGGAAGTAGGAAAGCTAGTATCCGAGAAACAAAAGGCTTACGGTGATTCGTTTGGAAGAAGTGGAGAATGCTTACGCCAAATGTTTCCTGAGAATATTAAGCCCCATCAGTATGACGATTTACTTACAATAGCAAGGATCTTGGATAAATTATTTCGCATAGCAAATGATCCTGACGCATTCTCTGAGAACCCTTACCAGGATATTGTAGGCTACGGTCTGTTGGGCATGAAAAGGCATGAAAAACGAAGTTGAACAGTTTGCTAGAGACGGGTATATTGTTTTAGACAATTTCTTTAATGAGGATGAGTTAGATCTTGCATGGAAAGAAGTTGTAATTAATTCTCGTAATTCGTGGAGTCTTGCTACACTCCCTTATAAGAAAGAGGATGGTTCTTTAGTCTGGAAACCTTACTACAGCCCCCTATTCTCAGAAAATACCGATGATATGAGAAAATGCATGGAGGTGGCTACGGAAACAGCAAAGACTTCGACTGGAATGTGTTATGTGTTTGTTAGAACTACTAGTCAAAATAATAGTAAACCTCTTTGTGATTTACTGTTAAGTAAGATTAATCTACTTGGTGAAATTACGGGAGAGCTATTGAATAATTTTCATGAGGTATTTGTATCTTGTTATGAGCAGGGGTGCTTTTTGTCACCACATACTGATGAATTCTCTAAGGCTGATCATATACCTAAGATTGCATTCGTTTTAAATTTAACAAAAGAGTGGAGATGGGAATGGGGAGGATTGCTCCATATATTAGATAAATCTCCTTGGGAGAAGGGGACAGTGGTAAAGGTTGTAAAGCCCTCTTATAATTCTCTTGCTATTTTTAAACTTCCTCGCTGGCATTTTGTTAGCGAGGTCGCTGCCTCTGCTGGTACGAAGAGGCTGGCTTTTACAGGTTGGCTAAACTTTATCCCAGAAACCTCTTGACATTCACGAAATTTGTGGTATAATAGGGTCATGAAGAAAGATGAGCTACAGTTTGGTGACCGCATCGAGGTCTATCGCAACCTTCACAAAGACTGCTTTTCCATTCGGAAGAACGGTCGAGTTGTGAGGTACATTTACAACAATGAGAAACTGCATCTTCATGATGTAAAGTTTGCCGCCCAACCAGCAGGTAGGGCTAAGGTTTTGCGTGAAGGTAGGAAGAATGTCCATGCGTTCGTTCGGGGGCTCTACTCTGGTATGCGCTCGATCTGGGCATGGCAATCCGTTGCAAGCTATAATCCTTACAAGTATGGGCACTTTTTTACCTCCTTTGGAGGGAATGCCTCACCTATTCATAAAGCCAAACGAGCAACCCTTAGTGAAGGTAAAGTATATGTCAACCCTTAACGAAATAACATATGGAGAATTATATGAAGATTGAAGTAGATGACAAGTGGGTTCAACGAGCGTTGATAGCCTTTTTCGGATTCGGTGCGTGTTCTTACGCATGTATGTTTGTATCCTACATCCTGTGGTTCCTGGGAAGGTGGCCTACCTCATGAGAATAGGAAATGACACTAAAGGTAACATGGACGGTACTATCACCAAAATTGACAAGGAAGAGCTTGCTTTAGTGGTCAAGGCTCTTACACTCGCCAAGGACGAATTGGTGTGCGACTTTCACAAAAATAAGATAGACGAATTAACTTCACAATTCGAAGCTATGCTACAAGAAATGACCAAGATTTCTGAGAAATGGCTTGACACTCAGGACGAAGGATGGTATAATAGACATGATGAAATGGAAGGATATCACCGTTGAAATGACATTTTCTTGGACCTTTAACGAAAAGGACTGGAGCGAAGAAAAGAAGCATGTCCAAATGATAAAGAATGAACCACGAATTGTGTTCGGCTATGACATGATGAACTCATTTCATTGTCTGAACGACATAACCTACCCCGAACTAAAAACTATTAAGGTAACAGATGCTGACAAGTGAACAATGGGAAAAGATTGACCGCAAGTATGGGAAGCTGATGTATAAAATTAGCCACCAAATTAGCGGTGATGATAGAGCTACTTCTAGCTTCGATGACAACCTGCAAGACATTCGCCTATCAGCTATGGAGGCTGTGATGGGATTTGAAAAGCAGAACGAAGGAGCGAACGGTAGCTTTGATGAATTTTGGGGAAGCAAAGGCTTCGACCAATACATCAAAACATGTATGTGGACTAAGAAGAACAACAAAGGCGCAAAGATCACTAAGAAGTCTTCTATCCTAAAGGGAACAGTCTCTACGGATAAGGAAGAGATCCTTGAGATTGAAGAAACCCAGGGAGATCATTCGGTGGCTATCTTCTTGGAGGAGTTATCCTATTACCTCACCCCCATCCAACAGGAAGTGATTAACCTAGTTCTTAAAGATCCTACCTTGGTCAAGCCTAGTGGGAAAATTAATGTGAAGAGAGTGGCTGAGGGGATAGGCACTACTTGGTTTGAGACGGATAAGATTGTTAGAAGCCTTGCAGCTATGATGGAAAATGAACTATGAGAAGTACCTTGAAGTCTCAGACTGTATACATCAGCGGTCCCATTACTAATAACATAGAACATCCTGCTCACTTTGTAGAGGCCAAAAGCTGGCTTAAAAACGAGGGTCACAGAGTTCTCAGCCCCTTAGACATAGCCCCTCCTCCTTCAAATGATTCTTCGGCAGCCTCACACAATATGTGGAAGGATTCCCAACAAGAGAAATCGGAGACATGGTGCTATTATATGAAGGAGGCAATTCAGATGCTTACGAAAGCGGATTGTATTTATATGTTAGAGGGCTGGGAAGCCAGCAAAGGAGCCAGATTGGAGTTCTACCTAGCGACAGAATTAAATATTCCTGTGCATTATGCATATGAGGACTATAAATATGTATGAGTACAAGATCTTTGAAGCAGAGAGCTATTCGCTTACAGCTATGAATAAATTGCTTGAAGAGATTTCCCGAACTGGTTGGGAGCCTGTTCAGTTTGATACTGATAAGATGCAGATTCTTGCTAAAAGACCGTTAATACTCAACGACTGAGGAAACAAATGAATAATATGACACACGAACACGAACGCCCCGCCGACCCGTCCACCCACGCCACGGGAAAGACTCAGGAGTACTACATCTATTTGGAGGAACTGCGTGATAGCGGCGTGACAAATATGTGGGGTGCATCCTCTTACCTTGAGGAGGAGTTTGACCTCGGACGGAAAGACGCTAGGGCCATTCACCTCGCCTGGATCAAGGCATTTATGGAGGATCCGAAACAATGAAACAGTTTACTTGTTGTATTTGTGGCAAGAAAGAAACAGGTTGGGGTAATAACCCTGACCCAATAACAGATGAGGCTGGGCAGTTCTTCGATAAAGACGCTCAATGTTGTGAGGAGTGTAATAGTAAGATAGTAATATCTAAAAGGTACGCCGATCTACTCCGTTTTAAAAGGTAATAAAAAATGAAACGAATAATGAAAAACATATGTGGACTCCTCATTATGGGGGGAATATTAATTAGCACGGGTACTCTCAAGAAAGAAACAGGTTGGGGTAATAACCCTGACCCAATAACAGATGAGGCTGGGCAGTTCATTGAGGAGCTTATTTCTAACAAGGCATTTATGGAGGATCCGAAACAATGAAACAGGTTACTTGTTGTATCTGTGGTATGAGTGTCCCTGTTACCCAAACTCAACAGCCAGAAATTAAGAAGCTAAGGGCCTTCAAGGGTGAAATCTTTAAGAATTTCGCAGAGTTCCGTGTACAGCAGAGTAGCTTTAACGATGTAGGTACTATCATGCTGGAAGGTGAGTTTTACGAAATGCTTATAAATGTAAATCAGATCGTAAAAGTGCATAGCTTTGAAGACGGCAAGAAGAAGGATCATTCTAGCCTAATGTTTATCGCGGAAGACAACCCAAAAGGTATTGTTCCTATCTTGGTGCGTGAGGAATATGATGATATCCTTAAGCGTATCCGTAGAGCAGCGGAAAGTAAATAATGAAGAAGCTATTAGAGAGTGTACTACTTTTGGTAGGAGGGGTGAGCTTGGTTGGATGTATCTTTGTTGTCCCAGCAGAGGAAACACCAAAGAACGCTGTAATTGATGAAGTCGTACCCTCTTCGTTCTTGGCTAACATGTCCGTTGGCCCTGAGGGACCTTGGTATGTATGGATGCAAAAGAGGACAAGGTGCAGCCATCAACAGATAGACCCTAGAGGGTTGTGTGGTAGGGCTTATATTTTTTTGATGAAGGAGGAGCCTCCTGTGTGTGATGAGGGATGTCATGATGAATTAGAGGCTCTTAAGACTCAATCTCGTTGGGATAAAAAAGTCAAATGATTAAACTATTACTCTTTATTGCACTCTTCGCATTAAGTTGTGAGGGGAAGCAAATAGAGGGTGGGGGTAGTACGGGACCTCCTCCTCCTACTTATGATCATGAGGAACAGGAACCAAATGATGAGTTAAACTTCCCTCAGTTCTTAGACCTTTTACCTACAAGTAATCAACAAGATCTTATAGGTTCTTTTAGTCTACCACAAGATACAGATTGTTATGGATTTTTTCTTTTTCCCGCAGTAGGAGGCACATCAGTCTGGTTCAACTTCATGCTAGAGTGTGATCCTTTTATTAATCCTAAAGTACGCCTATGGCAAACAGTAGTAGACGCACAAGGAATACCAACAGGACATCAACTCTTAGGTACATGGGTAGCTGACGATGGACTGCTTGTAGTAGTAGATGAAGAGATCCCCTATGATTCCTTTTTTAATAATGATCTAATCATGCAGATCCTTCCTTGGGGTGGACTAGCAGATCCACCACCCAATATAGATTTAACCTATAGCCTAGATTTTTGGAGCAGCTAAGGTGAATAAGGGATCAAAAAAAGTCAAAAAGGGGTCAAAGTAGGGTGGAGCTATCTTAAGTTTCATCCTTGATACTTCCCCCCAATGTAAACAAAAAAGTCAAATGGTGTATTTTTACCCCCCAATCAAAGTAATAGAAGTAAATAAGTCAAATTAGGAACTAGTGTTTGCTTGACCCTTTTCACAAAAACTCAAATAACTTCACAAAAAAATAAACCCCCATGGGAGCTTTTTTGACCTAGTTTGAGCTTGGTTCTAAACTAAATTCGCACCCCCTCCAAAAAAGTCAAATGAGCGAAATACTTTCAAGGCAGCGCAAATGCCTTCAAAAAAAGTCAAATTGGGTTAGAATTCGTGGACTTATTGCGACTATAATAATCATAGGTACACTAGTGTCTTTAATTCTCCTAGACCCTAGCGACATCCAAAGCTACTTCGAGAGGTACTTAAAGAAGAAACCCTCCAAACCTTAACAGTAATGTATTGGTTGGAGGGTTTCTTTGTATGGCGAGGATGAGGGGACTTGAACCCCTAACCTTTGGCGTGACAGGCCAACGCTCTAACCTATTGAGCTACATCCCCATATGTTCTAATACCCCATTATAGGTGCGTGAGTTAGGTTTCTCTAGGGGCTAGACAACCTTTTGTCTCTCTAATCCTGATTCAATAAGAAAAGGCCCCCAATTCATTACGAATTGGAGGCCATAGAAAACAGACTACAATATACAACTCAACTTGTTTTCATTTCAATTCCTTAGTGTTAGTGAAACTTAATAGTATGTAAAATATCTTTTTCCTCCAACTGTGAAGGTTCATAGCCTTCACAAAGTTCGTCCATAGCCTTTTGGTTTATTATCATAAAAGACCAACCCTCAACGCTTGCATATGTTTCCCCATCTTCTAATACCATTATATTATAAGTTTTTTTCATTTCAATTCCTAGACTATCCTTTGCCAGTTTTCAACTCATCAAGCAGAGTACAGATGCACTGCGGGCACCCTTCTTCATCTATTCCTATAATATGCAAACATTTTTTACATATCTCCTTATCCTTTGCCATTTTCTTTCGCTTCTTCCAAGCGTTACTTTCGGGTTCTTTTTTCATTTCAATTCCTCTTTCATTGGGGCATAAAATCCATCCGAAGATGCACATTCAAAGCCTGTATAAATAATCAATTGTCCATCATTGTCTTCCCCTACTTCCATTTCGGGGAACACCTCTAACATCATTCGCATGATATCGTCAATGTGATACGGTCCTTGTTTGTCTTTCATTTTATCCTTAGTGTGAGAGAAATCTAACGGTTTTAGTTGTAGTCCAACATAGCCCACAGCTGGCACAGCTTTTCAATTTGCCCGTCTGTTCTGGACAAACAAAGCTTGCACCCTCAAATGATTCTTCTGCGGCGTAACTCCAATTTGAATTGTATTCTTTATTACCTGAGTGACGAATCACACAACGGTCGGGAAAGAGATTGTTTAGGAGCCAAATTCCATGGGCGATGTTACCTTCCTTGCGAGCAGTATAGCCGAAGATGCAAAGTTTAGGGTGCTTCTCTAACATATCTAGCCAGAATTGGACATACTCAACTGAATAAAAATCGCCTAGAACATGGAGGCGAATAACAATTCCTTCCTTATGTTTTAGGAGCAGAGATTCAATTTCTTTTTCAAGGATCGAATCCATGTTAGGGTTAGAAAAGCGATGCGCGAATGGCATATTGTTTCCGTAACAATCATTCCAATGATGACAGGTTGTGGGGCAGGTTTCCCTTTCAACTAGGGTGAGAGAATACAATCTCTTTCCCGTCCACTTCTGAGATGTTATCTTGAATCCCAATTTAGCATTGTTGGAACCCTTCTTGAGGATGCCATTTTTAGCATCTTGC